TTTTTTTTATAGAAAATCCCTAATATTTAACCTTAAAACAAGATAAAACATATTGTCTACTAGGGGATAGTGTCTAGCTCAACTTTGTAATTTAAAACACGACCGAAAATAAATTCGACACTATTCTTTAAATTAAAACCAATATAACCAATCAAAACCAATTGACCTTGGGGCTGAACCCTTCTGCTGGCTCTATACTGACTACATCCACCCCGTGGGTGGTTCGTCAGGCTAGACAAAACAGACGGGCACTACGGTTGAGTCGTAGTGGACCACCCAAAGGGTAACTCTTACGGTAAAATAAAAGAGCGGTAACATCAAGACATCTTTTACAAGCCTTGACTTATGGCAATATATATATTTTCTATAAACATAACCAAATATTTATAATAAGACAACTTTACGCTTTCATAATTCGAGGGGCACCAATCAAGTACCCAAAACTAAAATCGTCTGCAGCGGCCTCGTACAAAGTGTACGCGCCAAAACAATTTCTAATTCCTCCAGAGAATGCAGCAGCATCGGTGGAGGCATATGATCTATCCTTAAAATAATCATACATGGGACGATCCAATCCTCTTGGATCTTCACTACGCCTCACTCTCACCAATGATCTACGAATCAGAGGCCCCTCAGTATGAGCCACAACCCCCTCACCCACAAGTGAGATAGGTGTTTGCCCATAGTAAGGAACTTCGAACTCTATAGTCCCATTGAGATCGGGGTAGACGTAATGTTCAAAAAGAGGTGCAGTGTCCCTACTTACAAACTTAGTAATTTCGGGTACCAGAAGATCGCCATTCTCACGAATATCACTCGCTCGAACAACAATCATTGGATCGTTAGGCCTAATGCTATCATAAACGAAGCCATCAGAGACCTCTGTATACGTTTGCCTGTTGGTTCCTGCATCAACAGCGGACCGCTTACCCATAGAGGTACACTTAAGTCCGTTGCTAACAGGACTGGCCATCTTATATCTACGACCTCCGCGATAAAACCTATACAAATATGATATGTAGTACAAGGGGCATCGAGTTGGATAATGATTAGCAGCTACTGCAACGATTTTGTCCACGACGGCACCATCATCTCCCAGAGTGTAAGGCAGAGAAACAGTTTGCGCTGTAGCAACCTTTTCTCCGTTCGCCACTCCGAAGAATGCTGGGTCCAACGTAACTTCGTTGAATAGATAGTCATCATTATTCAATGCAATAGGCCCCGGGCACACTAACTTTGAATCTTCCAATGCTCTATAGGGATATTGACACCCTTGGGAAGTAATACCAAATCTCTTAATCAACTGTCTCAAATTAGTAATTTTCTCCCCGATGGTGAGTTCTTCAGCAGAGGTTGGTGACATGCGTCTCATTGGAAACGTCTGACTTGGAGCACTAGCAACTTGTTCATTGTGTTCCACGCTTGACGTTGTCAAATTAAACACCTGCGCAACCCAACCCTGTTCAAGATCCTCCTCATCTTCGTCGTCGAACAGTACTCTATCATTCTTAGCCTTAATGTTTATAGTAGGTGGAATTATGTCGCTTGGTTTGGTTATAATATACCTCCCAAGATCAGGAATCGAGAAAGATATATCATCTCCACAAGCAATCCACATGGTTACAGGACAATCATTAGCTACACTATCGGAGGCCTTACGCAATTGGGTTAGGACGGACACAGTAATAATACCAGTGGAGTATTTCTCCTGAGTAAAATCAGACGAATCCCAGGTACCAATGAAGCATTCTTTCCAAGGAACATTACTGACATAAGGAATTTCGAATTCCAATTCTGATGACACGCTCAAGTCTAAAATCCAATTATAAGCATTTTCGTTCACACCACCAATTGTATACACAGCAGGGTGATAAGTTATCCGCAACCTGCCTGAATGAAAGGCAGTTTTAGCAACTGTCAACCTGTATTTGATTGTACCACGCCAATATGTAAACATTGAAGCAACAAAAGCACAAGTTGTTGGACTAAATCTAGGCCCTCCGATCGCCATTCCGGGGGCTACAGGATTACTATGAATTACAGTATCTACAGCAGTTCCAGTGGTCCATGGAATATTTTGTCGGAATATACACGATTTCGAAGCAACATAACTTATATCCATCTCATCCACATCAGTGGAGAAAATTCCACCATCATACGTCAATCCATTATCAGGCATAGCACACAATTTTGAAGAAAGATCAATTCCATCCGCATTAGTGTAACCCTTCGCAGGAATATTACTAAGCACACAATTTTTGTCCAAATTGGTAGGCTTGTTCCAGCCTAGTGATTCAGCCGCACCACCAATAGCACGCGCCACCCATTCAACCGGTCTACACAACTTTGACAACATTGGAAAATACCCTCCGACGGATGAGGCAGCCCCAGCAATGTTTTTCGCCACACCAGATATGGGGGGCCCAGTTGTAACGGCATGCTCCTCAGAGCCACCGACCTGAGCCACCCACATCTCGGCTTTTGGAACTTGGACAGGACGTGATGTAGGCAAGGCCAACTCAATATCCTCAAACCAAGCAAACACAGAAAAGGTTGCACCAACGGTGAGAGGTGATGTTCCAGAACGAATATCAATTATAGGGACTATGTACAATTCACCCATATTAGAGTGAGTGTCTACTAAATTGTAATGGGACAACGGGGAACAATAAGGAATTTTAATTTCTACGGGAGCATTAGACGCTATATCAATTTCAACACCAGGATAACCCGTACAGTTAGATATATGGTCTAACCTGGCGCCTCTATTTGATATGGCATCGAAGGGAGCAAAGAACATCCAATATCTGCCACTCATAAAAGGAGTGGCATTGAACACCAATCTAACTTTAACATTAGCACGGAGAAATGTGAAATAATCTAGCTTCTTAACAACGTTTTGGGACTTCTGAAGAATAATATCAGGAAACTTAAGCTTGAGATAAAGGAAGCCACTATTGAACTCTCCATTGTGCACGAGCACAGGACGTTGAAGAATTGAATGAATATCATGCATCTTCGAATCTTCAGCCATCCTGGTCCACGCAGAAGTGGAGGACATTTTGGGTTTTTCATACACGTCAACATTCACATCATCAACAAAAGTAGTAATTTCTTGAATTTCCGAACGAGAACCTAGCTCTTCAAGATTTTGTTCATTGTTTAAAGCGATCGAATTGGGTTTCTAACCTCCAGGTGCTCAATCACACAAACCTGGTCAAAAGCGCCGGATCAGTAGCCTATATTTATAGTGGCACACACTAGATCAATAGAAATTAAACAACTTCTCCACTTACTATATGGTATATACACACATGTACACAATACAGCAACAAGGAACCGGGCTTTGCTGCACCCACATAACGGCGAATAGTGAGTGCCCCTAGTCCTTGATTCAATTACACGCAGCAGCAATCGCACCATACTTCTTCGCCTCTGAAAGTCTATACTCATCATACGTCAAAAGCAAGGGTCGCACTCTGAAGTTGCGCGTAGCGTCTTCGTATTTCGTAATCCATTTCTCGAAAGTCTCTCGGCCATGCAGAGACAGCTCGAAAGCTGATGTCTCCATATTTTCTCTCGTCTTCTCCTCTATATCGAAGTCACCTCGAACCCAGTTCACCATCTCCAACACAACATCAAGATCAAGTGGCGCTACCCATTGGTGTTCCTCATCATTCCACACAAACCTGCGCTTCAAATACGCAATGTCGTGGATTGTCCGGTAGGGAATCATTTCACCCGACTTAGCCTCATCGGTATAGGTCATGCCAATATCGGCATAGCCTTTCGCGATGGTCAACTGGTTGAAATGATCCACCACTGCATCCGAAATTCCAACACAATTGTCGTCTCCATACGATACCATCGCAACATGTTCGTTGAATGCTCGCATAGTACAATACTCTGCAGGCATCACGGACATCCACACATACCGCATCGAGATCGAGTTGTATAAGGAATTCAGGATAGCAGTGATGGGACAGCCGGAGGGTTGTGAATGCGTCCACATGTACACGTCATCGCCACATACATGGACCGAATTCACAATCTCTTTCCACAAAACACGACGAATCTGGGCGTTCTCCTCTCCATCATTGTAATGATCGTTCACAATGTTCACAATTTCTGCCAAAATTTCCAAGATAAGGGTGCCATCAAAATTTGCAAAGTCTCCAGCGATAACCTTATTACCTTTACTACACAATTTATCCGCTGTTCGCGACCAATCTGGAGAATACACGTTAGTTCCAATTGAAATTTCGTTGTCAATTCTGTTTTTAGCACAATGAGCAGCAAACCCTAGAAAATACTTACGAAACACCAATGTGAAAACCATGGGACCTGCAGAAAATACTCTTGTCTTCCCAGCTTTTACCTTCTCTAATGGTCGCCTCTCATCCTTCAATGTGTCAGCCCAGATGGTAGGAGTCCTTTCGTTGTTCTTTGCGTTCTCAATAACAACATGCATCTGTTCCTGTACTGTGGAATCCAAAATGTATTCATCATTCCCAAGCCATCGTGTCTTCCCAGGTTTACCATTCTTATACTTTGCATAAGGGTAACCAGGTGACGATTTCCTGTTGATGGGGGATACAAATGGATCACCTTCAATGCCAGCAACAGATTCCATATCAGTGAGAACGCGGGAATGATCATATTCAGCAGCAGTATTCACAATTCGTTTCACATCATTCAAACACGCACGCAGTTTCACCTTATCAATTGAGGGTGGAATTTTTCCCGCCTTCTTGAGTCCCATTTGCATAGGATCAACAAGCACGCCATCCACCCACACCTTGCGCAAGGCACTGGGCGCAGTGTTTGGTGTTGTGATGACACCATGAACACTACTCGGTCGCAAATCTGTCTTGGTCGGAGTTGCAATAGTAAATTGAGCCTTTCCCACAGGAACAAAATCTCCTTCCGGAAGCTTCACGGTTTCGTCGGGTTGCATATCTCTTAATAAGGGGTCCAAATTCAAACTAATTTGTGCCTCAAGTGAAATCTCATTCAATGCTCGGGTTATATCTTCTATATTCAGAGGGGAGGACATGCCTAGTCCATAACCTCCAGCTACGTGAATACCAATTATTTTCCGCGCAAGTCCCGAATGAATCGCCATCAAAATAGAACCACAATCACCCTGTTGACATTCCATATCATACTGATAAGAACCACGAATCGCATACATCTCAGGATTCTCCAGTGTGATATCGGAATACGTGCGATTCCGATCTACACTACGGATCGCACCAAATTTCATCATCACAATATCTTCTACGGGGGAAATCAAACAACCATTTACAGAGGAAAATTTAGTCATTTCTGTTGATGAAGCTATATGACACCTAATATCAGAATGGTCATGCACCGAATTTGGGAACTCTATCAACATTTGATCCTTCTTTCCAGCTTTGCCCCACACTTCTACCCATCTAAGCTTACTCACGGGAATCAGGTGCCCTTGACGAACATTCTTGTTTGTCAATCGCACATTCGCACCCTTTTCTAAATGTGGTATCAAATGTCTAGCTGTGAGCGCTGTACGTCCAACTATAAAACAAACTTTAATGCGCGCGCCCCAAGTTCCATCTTTCATCTGTAGTTCCAAATCATACATATTACGAAGAATTTTCTGTGAGATCTGATGGGCATTAACATCTGTCAACAACTGGGCATGGATATCGTCCCTACTATCTTCTAGCTCACCAATTTCAGTCCTAAGGTTTTGAATACGACGTGACCTCGGATCGCCAGAACCTGTCAACTCGGTCCTCAATGCTCTTCCCTTTCGTGTACGAACATCTCCAGAGCCAACCAGTTCTGTCCTCAAGCCTCCTCGTTTCCTAGTTGCTACATCTCCTGAACCAGTCAACTCAGTCCTCAATGAAGAAGATTTCCTGGTCACAACGTCACCCGAGGCAGTCAATTCGGTATAAAGGGCCAGTTTGGGTTCAGGCCTAAACACCGTCCTACGACCACAAATGACTTCATAACCAATTTCATCTTCACGTTCAACTATATTCACTACTGCGTCCTTCCTATCACACTCTCCACAAATTTGGGGAAACTGAACTGAGTCTGATGGGCTTCTAATCGTGTGGGTATGCTCATACTCGCGGGAACACCACAAACACACATGTTTGTGCTGCGCTCGCGTCCCAGGCTTCAATCCCTCATGGGTGAAGTCCAGTGGCCCACCAACACTAACTACCGTTTTTGATTTTAAATACCCTCTAAAAAACAGTATAATGAATGGGATTGCAACTCTACCTATAGTCACATAAGGAAAGTCTTTGAGTTTTTGAAACACATTATCCTTGAACCTTGATACCGCTTCCAACCATCCCTCACTAGCACTCCTCAGTCGCGCAACCAATATTGCGTTCATAGAGGGCTCGGCTGGAACCAATTTTATCACCAACTTGTGCATTGAATACCGGAAAAGGGTGTCAAAACGCGCACAATATCTCATCTGGTAAGGCGCTTGAGGTCCCCATACAGTGTGTATCCTACTCAGCATAGCATTCCAATCTTCAACAATTTTTGTCCACTCATAACGCTTGGTCCTATTTACACTATCAACAAAGTCTTGAAAATCACACAACGAATCCTCATCGATCATATAACTTATCCGGGGAAATTGTTCAACAAAATTCATGATATCAACACCAATCCACGAACTCATATCTGCCTTGGTACACAACTCTACGGTAGTGGATTCATTAGTTAGCCAATTCAACTCCTCCTCATCCGTTAAAATCTGGGCCACCATCGGGGGATCTTCTTCCTCGACATTCCTAACCACCTCATCTATTATACCGCGTACAATTTCCGTAGTTCGACTATGTTGGGACTCCGATCCGTCAAGGGAATCTGTGCTAACATCAGGATTGTGCCACTCAAGTAATATTTCCTCAGTCGGGAACTCGTGTTCAGCATATTCCCTCAAGAAATCATGCAAATGTGTCGATTGATGAAATCTCTGCTTGTACTTTCTCACACACAGCTCCATAAAGTCATTGTAACTCAATGGTTCTGAATGCACCAAAGCACCAGACAGAGGGTTCCTCAAGTAAATATCGTACACATCCAAACTTGGTTTCTCTGACTTGGTCATGCGTACCACGCGATCCCGATCTAAGAAGTACTCCCCATTAGGCCCTCTCTTAGTGAATTTTTGCTTTACTTTCACCTCAGCAACTAGATCAAACCTCCTCTTAACCGCCTCTCTGTGAGCAATGGATTCTGGCCTAATACACTCTACTGGCACGTTCGAGGTGCACAAAACAACCCTAGACGTAAAGAAAGTTTTTGCCTTCTCCTCAATAGTTGCCATGTGCAAGGGATATGGCGCTAAATTTCCAGTTCTAATCAATTCCATAAATTCCGGATTTGGTTTTCCTACTGAATCAACTATTTGCGCAAAGTCATCATACACAGTTACTCGTTGACCTCTATACCCATCCCAATAATCTTGCTCGGGATTTCGCATATAAATATCTAATGTGGGGTCCTTAACTCCATTTGAATTGGTGGGTATTCCATCCACTCGCAACAAATCTGTAGCCAGGGGCCAAACCATGCCTGATTTACCCACACCTGAAGTACCATATAAGTAGATTACAACTGGTTCGATTCTAGGTCCTGCCCTGAATGCACCACTTGCCGTAGCTTTCTCATATAATCCTTTTAGTGTGGCCCAGTGCACATGGAAAGGCGCCAGAACATCCTTTGGAGCCTTTGACTCTGCAACTCTCTGTGAAAACACTAACCCTTCTCTATAAAGGGTTGCAAGACGCGAACACAACGCACTATCCTTGGCAATTTCCTCATAAGTGCCTAATCCTACTAGGTTCTGTATCTCTAAAAACCACGCGGAAATACCCTCCGTGTACTGTTCTAAAACTTTGGTTTCTGCCGGTAACCCAGTTTGCCACTCGAAAATCTTCTCCAATATAAAAGTGATCAACTTCTCCAATCCAGTCCACGCAAATGTGGCTCCCCGAACCAATGCACCCAATCGTGTCACTCCGGCTATACACTCGGAAATTTCCGTATCTCGGGGTATTTGCTTCATTAGGATAGCACCCGCCAACACGGCTATTACCGTAGTGCACGAAACAACAGGATCAACGCCTGAGCTCTGAGTAAACCACCTGCCGCGGAGCATCTGCGCCACAACGGCAAAATGATCTTTCACAAGAGCCCAAGCTTGTTGGGCAATGGCTACGGGAGTCCCACTCGTAAAGATTGAATCTACTACTAGTGGACCAACCACACCAGGAGTGAAGCCTGCATTGAAGATAGCTGTCAATTTACAACAAAAGGAAACAATATTAACAATAATTGGAATTTCCACATGTAACCCTTCCAATAATGCAGTTAGCTTCTCAATCAACGTAGTTATAGATGGATCTGTGTGATGATGCACATCAAAACCAAACCATCGAGAACACCCTGTTTGAGCCCTAAGAATTACGACAGGAGCGATACGATGCCAAACTTCCTTAAAATCCTTATCTCGAGTATTTATCTTCACAGTGAGTTCGGCATCAGCAATCCGTATATCTACAGTCTGAAGTCTTCCGTCTGTCCGCGAAAATAATGGTACCACCCTATTTCGTCCAAAATGGTCAACTAATTGAATAAATTTTGAATTGGTTCCGGCAAAATTAGATTCTTTCACGAGCTCCTTCAGAATCGTGCGCTTCTGGTTGTTGTTGCACGCACGTTCCACTAGCTGTGAAAGCTGCATCTGATCAAATCGCGTTGTCCCACATTGTGAGTACATCTTAAACTCGACAGTTTCCAAAGTTTCGGGAGTCCATTTTCCACCACCGTGGGCGCTCCAAGCATGATTTTTAGCCCTTTCCAATGTCTTAAATGATAAAAACGGGCACAATGTGCAGCCAATGGGTCCAAAGTATTTGCATCCAATTATATGTTCTGAAGCATTCTCCTTAGTGCATAGCGTCCCACAATAGCAAGTTCCATTTCCTGAACACCCTGAATTAGCCAAATGTTGAATCACAGCTTTAATACTAGTATGTCTCAAATGACACTCATCACACTCTCTCAAATTAGTCATGAGCAAAACTCGTAGTCCAGTAAAAACATTTTGGTCGTCTTCAGTGGTCTGTTGGGGTTTGGGGTTTGTTGATTGGGAATCCATGATAGCAGAAAGGAATTTCGTCCAGTACTACTGTGAGGAACTAATGCCTCTATTCCTGGATATACGCACAATTAGCATCAGGCCCACACAATTGGAGTTGCAAATTCCAAAGAGAGATATTCCTGATGATAATTGGCTTACTCTACTAACCACGTACTATAACTTTTCAGTGGTCTAGAGCACGGCCAGCATAAACAAGATCCAGGCAAAATCCATTTCGAAGTCATCAGCGCACCAAACATTGTAAGATCTATGACATAGTGTAGCGGTCAATAAAGGGTCCGACTAGCACTTAAACTTTCCAAATTCCCTCAGGAGAGTACTAATTAAGCGCGCAGGTCTAATTACAATGTTCAGTCAAAAGTCGTCAAATACATAAATCAATCTGGTTTTGAATCAATGAAGAAAATATTATTTAATTGGTTTCAAAATAAATGAATTGCGACGGATTCAATCCGGTAATGTGCGACGCCTTTTGGCGGTAAATTTTTCATATGATGTGTACGTTAGTGCGTAC